AAACTCTTTGTCCAAAGCATTGATTGCATGATGTATACAATTAACAGGCTTCATAGGTTCTTTCTGTCCATTAAATTCCATAATGTCCATAGCTATACCTAATAACCTAGTCTTATCTTCTTCAGCTATTTGTATTGTAGTGTACTTATTCTTACTCATACTATTTTTTCCTATCCTTGTTTCTTCTGGTTATGTCTAAAAAGACTTTATTTTTTTAGGCGAACAGCTCAATTAGAGTAGAAAGAAAACAAGTATAAAACCTCTAATAAAACTTGTTCGCCTAAATTTAATTTAGAGATTAAATATTAAATTGCTACAGAACAGCAGAAGGTTCTATCCGAACACTCTTAGGACACTGGCGTATTTATTGAAGTCCGAACACACTTAGGATTTTATTTTAATTTTTTAACCTTTAGCTAAAAAATCAGCTACCATATCTGCATCACTCTCAGCTCTTTTGTGTGCTTCTGCTTTAAATATTTTTAACCACTTAGGAAATACTTCCATAAATCTTTTATAATTTTTCCAATCTTTATTGTATTTAACACTCCATTGTTTTCTTTCTTTTGAACTGAAAAACATTGAGAATGATAAACCTTTTTTCTTGGCTTTCTTAGCTTCATAAAGGTTAATAAGTTCTTCTACTTTAATACCATCTGCCATAAATGCTTGGTCTTCATAGTGGCTTCTACGCTTAACTAAATCATCACATATTAGCTTGAACATTCTTTGTGGTAACATTCCAGTAGCATTAGCTAGTGCTACAGCGTTGTCAAAACTATCAACAAAATAATCTGCTTTGCTTGGTTCATTATATGTCTTTAAATAATGGTCAGCTATATCTAATGGTTTCTTTAGTTTGTTCTTACTCATTAAAGTATTTAAACCATGTGATACTTCTACTAATCTTTTTTTTTCAGAACTCTCAAACTTAGGGTCATACTTATATCTATTGTGTTTAACTTCTATGTTTGGGTCTTCTACTATGTCAGGCATTACTCTTAACTTACGACCTAACTCTTGGTAATCTTTTGCAATAGCATCTTGTACTGTTTGTGTTGCATTTCTTAATGGCTCTAAAGAATTACGAAGTTGTTCCATTGCCATTCTTATAGTGGTCTGTTGCTTGTTTTCTTTTCTTCTTGTTCTTAAATAATTAGCAAGTTTATCGCTAGAAGTTTTACCTTTAGTTTTTTTATATGCGTTAAAGATTTCTATAAATGGTTGTCCATGTTCTTCTGCAAGTTCTTTGTAATTTGTTCTTACCTTTTGCCACATAACTTCTTCCATTAAATCATCAACACCACCAACATCAAATCTAGGGTTAGCTTCCCTTAAAACTTTAGACATCATTTGTGACTTATTGTATTTGTCTATCTTTCTTAACCATTCGCTATAGCCTTTACTGTTTTCTTTAAAATGTTCTAATTCTTTTTGATTACTTACAGAAAGTGGCAATCCCATGTAACTATGTGGTAATGGTGTGGTCGTAGCTATCAAATATTTTTGTGCGTCTGTAAGTTTAGAAACCCAATGTGTCTTTTTGTATTCTGCTTGTTGTGCAATTCTAATTGCTCTACGCTTATAAAATTCTTTAAGTGTTATACCTTGTGCATCTGCTTCTGGTTGATATATGCTATCCACAAGTTCTTGTGTTGATGATGCCTTAGCTTTCTTCTTCAATATCTTAACCATGATGTTATGTATCATAGTCAGAATAAAAATTCAAAACAGATAATGAGAGAGATGCTCTTGATTTTTTTATTTGAGAAAAATCGTAGAAAATTTTGAAAAAAGTATCGAAGTAGTTGCGAAGACTACCAAGTATTGTTGGTACGCATGAAAAATATTATTATCTAGTGCAACATTTGTTGCAAACATTTATTTTTAGACATACCCCCACCCCTCTTATTTAAAAATGACCCTATGGGGAAAAAAAAGTTACCCCTATATGCGTGTAGTTGTCAGATTTTTTCTTCAAATTTTTTATCTCTTATTATATCGCCAATCTTTTCGTCTAAACTATAATCCACTGCATACTGCAAAAACTCCTCTGTGTGGTTTAATATGAAGTCTCTACCTGCAGTAAAATCATCTTTTTCTTTAACCTGAACTTTAGGTTTAATTAGGTCTATACCTAAATCTTTTAATTCCTTAATTATCTCTTTAGGTAGACTTTGGGTTTTAGGCTTAAAGTTCTTAACTAAAGATTTAAGGTATATAACTTTATTATTAATCATAATCATTACTCCTATGGATAGAAACAAGAGGACAGAGTAAGTTCCATCATAAGCATATTACATAAGTGTATGATGATTATGTCTTACTAAAGCTCTTATATCTTATAGCTGACTTATAGTTTCTACTATGAGTACTACAGTAGTGGCACTTTATTGATTTATCTTACTTTTTAGGTCTCTCTTTATATATGTGGTTCTAGCGTAGTCTCCCATACTAGAACCCCTAGATTTACTGCAGATTACTAGGATTTCTTTAGAGTTTTATCCAAGAATTGTCTGATGGAGTACCATAATACTTTTCTAGCTCCATATTAAGCATATCTTCTTTTCTATCTCTATATGCCTGTTCTTGGTCTTTAGCTAATTGCTTCTGCCAATACTGACAGGCAATTTGCATTGCATCTATTCGGTCATCTTGTGCCAAAGTATTAGCTCCTTTTTGAAGCCTACTTATCTGATAAAATAACTGATATTTTAATGCTTGTTCTGGTGGGTACAATTCGTTTGTACCTTCATAGTCATTCTTAATGACATTAGCATCAACTATAATTCTATGTTGTGATATTAGAGGTTCTAAGGTGTCTAATATCCTTCTGTGCTTGTTTGTAGTCTGTCTTACAAGCTCTGTAGTGCATTTATAGGTCTTACTAAGGTATGGTTGTAGTAATGCTTCAAACATTCCTTGACCAAAGTTTTCTTCAATAAGTATTTTATTAACTTTATTCTTTTTAGCTATTTCAGCTAATTTATTTAAAACATATTCAGTGTAACCTGCACTAAATCCACCTGCATCTAATATAAATATGTTTCCATTTAAAAACTTAGTTACACAATACGCTGTTTCGTCTTTTCCCTTACCAGAACTGTCAATAGACATAACGCTACCAGTATAAGGTAGCCATTCTCCTTGTGTCTGCATAGGTCTATAATAAGTATCTCCTTGCAATCCAACATTAGGTAAACCTTCTTGTCTTAATTCAGGACTACTAGCCCATATAATCTTCTCAGGAGCATTGTCAGGATTTAATGACATAACTGTTAAGTCAGATAATTTAAGAGGATATTTGTTTAAGTCATTTAAAGTCGTATCTAACATAAACTGCATGTTAAAAGATAAACGACCATAACTAGCTTCTCTCTTTAATAAATCTTCATCATTAAATCTTATAGGGTCTACTGGTTCTCCTATTCTCTCATGTGTCCAAGTGTTCCCAATGACAGGTGCTAAACTTGAACCATAAGACTTCAACTGATTTTCAGTTGGGTATCTGGCAGTCCAAAAACGAACTTTGTAACCTCTTTCTTGAAGTTTATTGTAGATTGAAAATTCGGATTGTGGTGTGCCAAGAAATATAATTCTAGATTGTTTTTCAGGTTTAATGATTGCTTCAAATTCTTTAATTGCTTCAGATAACTTTTCTCTCATAGTTTGAGTTTGAGTATTTCCTGAAGTCTCAACATCATCTGCAATAATTAAGTCTGCTCTACTTCCAGTAAGCTGTGATGTAATACCTAAAGATTTAACTGAAGGTTGATGACTTGCTAATGCAGGTGCAACATCAAAACTTATCTTAGATTGTCTTTGACTTTCTTTTGGATAGAGATGATTTAATATTGGCATCTCATGTAGTAATCTTAAACAAAATGTACTGAAGTCATCAGCTCTGTTTTTACTACCTGATACAACAAGTATATTAAGCTGTGGGTCTAACAATAAACGCCATAAAACATAAGCTGAAGTTATCCAAGACTTACCACACCCTCTAAAAGCACTAATTATCTGTCTTTGTGAGCCATGTTGTAGATAATCAGCTATATCGTATTGAATATCTGTTGGTTGTGGGAGTTTTAAATGCTTCCAAGCGATATATAGGAAATTCCTAAAATCACTAATTTTTGATAACAGTTTTTGGTTTTTCATTGAATGGCATCTCATCTATTAGCTTTTGTAATGGACTGTCGTCAGTAGGTACTGCATCTATTCCATTATCTCTTAGAAATTGTCTAGCCACATTCAAATCTGCTGACTTTGCGTCAGGGTCAGTAATCTTCTCTAATAACTTTTCAGCTAATATAGTGTGAAGTGTTCTTAATTTATCATTACTCATTATTTTATAATTAATTTT